TTCACGCGTGCTTGCGATGCTTGACGATCGCGTCGATGATGTCGCCCTTGTTCCAATGCTCACTGACTTCGGCACCCTCGCTGGCAGCCACGCTCAGCAGCTCCTCCTTGGTCATGTCGTTGAGCTGCGCCTTGGTCGACCTGGTTTCACCCACACCGAATACGCCGCCGGTGGCACCGGTCACGCCCTCGCCGGCGGTGCCGGGCAGCTCGGTGACGGTCAAAACGTCGATCTCGTCGCCCGGAGTAGCGGTGGCGTTGGCCACGACCTGATGAACGGCATCCTCGCGGTGCAGCGCCTCGATGGTCTCGACGGTGGCGGCGTGGGTAACACGGGATTTGACTTCATAGGAAGGCATCGGACGTACTCCTCTCTGGTTGAACTTTTACCACGGAATTTGCTACCCCGGACCACCACCGATTACAGGAGGTGGCGCAGCTGGATTTATCGGCGCCCTCTGATTCCCCAGTAAATTAACCGACTGAACGGGGGCATGGCTCAATGGCGAGGGCTGGTTTCCTTGCGCCTGGGCGGCCATCTGGGCCATGGAGGCGCCCGGAGCGCCAGACCCGGGAGCGCCGAGAGGACCCAAAGGCGCGCCACCGGTCAGAGCTGGAAGGATGCCGCGCTGGCCGGCCGGGACACCGGCTTGGCTCGCCAGCAGGCCGGCGGTTAAGTCGGAGGCGATTTTCTGGACGCCCATTTGCACGCCTTGCTGCACGCCTTGTTCGACCTTCTGGGCGAGGGCCTGCTGCTCGCCGCCGCCTTGTTGCGCCTGCTGCTGCTTTTCGAGATCGTCGTCGGACGGTACGATTTCGTCACCATCCAATCCGATCGTCTTTGACACGCTTCTAAGAACCGCGCCGCGGCCTTTAATTCCGATGATATTTTGATCTATCGGATTCGCCGTGCTCTGGAGGAACTCCAACTGTCGTTGCCGTTGCGTTTCTCGCTGAATTGCTACACCCACTCCCTGGACAAAAATATTTTCTTCACCGCTCAAAAGCCCGGTTGTATCCGACAACAACACCAGATCAAATAGTTGCTGCAATGCTCCTTCGAATATCTCGCGGTCTACGTTAGAAGCGACGGTCTGGAGAATCTTTGCCGCGTTGTTCATGAGAAGACTCAATCCGGATGCGGTGCGGCCGGCGCCGCCGGAGGCCTGGCCGCCGATGTATTTCGGGATGGCGGAGACGTCGTCGGACAGATCGAGGAAGGCCTTGAACACGGTCAGCAGGTCCTGCGCGTTCGACTGTGGCTGGAAGAATTCCACTGGCGGCTTGGCATTGTTGCCGACCGGGTCGGAGGAGGCGTGCCAGCGTTTCCAGGGGTAGAGATCGTCGGTGTTCTCCTCGGGCCGCACGCGATCGTCGTTGATGACGACCTGCGGGCCTGAGCTGATCGAGAGATTGTTGACCAGGCTGCGCAGCGTTGCGTTGGCAACGTCTTGTAGATCGGCGATCATGTCGACGAGGCCGTTGCCGACGGGGGTGCCGGGGACTTTCTCGAAGCTGGTCATGTAATAGGAATGTCTTGCCCGCGGCGAGGGGGAGAGGTTGGCCTTGATGATGTGGCTGCCGATGACGTAGGCGTCGATGTGGTAGTCGCGCAGTTCGTCGGCGATGCCGGGCATGCCGTAGTCCTGCAGGAGGCGGCCCTGGACGTTGCCGTGGAACTCCATTTGGTTGATGAGGCCGGAGCGGTTCCAGGCGGGGTTCTCGCGGCTTTCGAGGACCGAGCGTTCGGCGTCGGTGGTATCCCAGTTGTCGTAGAGGCCGCCGCGGCCGTATTCGTCGAGGACGGCACGGACCTCGGCCTGGTCGAAGCCGGGCAGGTCGAGGAGGTCGTTGAGCTCGGCGCGTGTCAGGCGGGATTTTTCGATGACGTTGGCGTTGGCGATGTCCGCCACGCCCGGCGTAAACCAGATATCGAAGGGGGATATCCGGCTCCACACCATCTTCGGGATCTGGCGCACCAGCGGCTGGCCGTTGTTCCACTTGACCTCGGGCATGATCTTGACGGTGGGGCCCTTGATGCAGGCGAACGGGAAGATGGGGAGATCGACCAGGAATTCCGCCAGGGCCGTATAAAAATGGCCTTCCCTCAAGATCTCATCGATCCTGTCCTCGGCGACCTGGGCCTGGTCGGCGGCTTTCTTCTTGGCGGCGTCGGAGGCCGACGCCATGAGGGCGGCGCGGCGCATCTGGACGTCCTGCGGGGAAGGGGCCTGACCCATCGTCTGCATGATCATCTGCTGCTCGTGGGCCATGAGCGCATCGATCTTCTGGACGATATCGGGCGGGACGTCGGGATCGGCGGGCGGGCGGATCGACCAGGGCCGGTCGGAGCCGAGATAAATATCGCGCAGGAGGGAGGAGGCGGCGCGGCACTTCTGGGCGGACAGGCGGGCGTAGACTTCCGAGCCGCCAAACTTCTTGACCTCCTGGAATTTGGTTGGGGAATACTGGCCGTTGAAGGTGCGCAGAGCCTCGAGCAGGCGATTGGACCAGCCGGCGGCGGTATTGCGGTGATTGCGGAAGATTTCGAACTGGCCGCGGATGAATCCGGCGAGCTGCGGCGGCGCTGGTTCTGGCGGGGCATTAGCCTGGGCTTTGGCCAATTGTTGCTGCTGGAGATGCGCCTCCAGCGCGGCCGGAGGAACGACCTGCAGGACGCCTTGCTGGCCGAGTGGGTTGGTTGCCATGCGGGCCATGCTACTCTATTGGCGGGAAATGTTATAGGGTGTGCGGATGTCCGAGCCCACTGAGCCGCCCGATCAAAATTTAGATGAAGTTGCCATAGCGAAGCTCGCCCGCGAGATGGCGATGGCGATCCGCAGTTATACGGTTATTTTCGCGGATTTCGGCATCAGCGAGCAGGACTTCTACGAGATATCCAAGCTGCCGTTCTACAAGCGCGCGTTCGAGCAGTTCACGCTGGAATGGAATTCGGCGCTGTCGACCAACGAGCGGGTCAAGCTGATCAGCGCGGCCTATTTGGAGCAGGCGCTGCCGCGGCTGGGCGGACGGATGATGAGCGACGAGTCGCTGTCGGCGGCGACCGAGGTGGCCAAACTGTTCTCGCGCAACGCGGGGCTGGGGGGCGATCCCAAGGAGGCCAAGAGCAACGAAAGATTTGTCATTACGATAAACCTGGGCGAGGACGGCGAGGGCAAGCCGGTGGTCGAGAAGTACGACAAGCCGATCGAGAGGATGGGCCCCAAGGACATCGACCTGATTGCCGCCGAGCCTGCCGCCGAGGTGGTCGTGAAGCGCGGGCCCGGGCGACCGCGGAAAACACCGAGGCAGGAGGAGGACTAGATGGCCAAGCTATCGAGCGGGCAGCGCAAGCGGCTGCCGTCGTCGGCGTTTGCATTGCCTGGCAAAGGGGAGGGCCCGCAGGGTAAGGGCAGCGGCAGCTACCCGGTGCCCGACAAAAATCACGCCAGACTAGCCTTGGCGATGGTCAGCAAGCACGGCTCGAGCGCGGAGAAGGCCAAGGTGCGGGCCAAGGTGAAGGCCAAGTTTCCCGGCATCGGCAAGGACTAGCTGTGGCGAAGGCAGAAAGCTTACACGCCCGGTTGGCCCGCGCGCTTGCCCGGCTTGCGGGTTTGTCCTTGCCGGAGGCCGACGCGTTGGCGGCGTTGGAGCGGGAGGCTGGCAAAATTCAGCATATGGACTGCAAGCCGCTGGTTGAGCCGCCACGTGGGTGGGTTGTCGAGAGCAGCGAGGTTTTGACGCTTGGGTACCTGAAGCCCCCCATGCACTTGTTCCGGGCTACGGTGCGCAAACCTGACGGGAGCCAGCTTTGCCAGCAGGAGATCGTTGAGCCGGCGGATGTAGAAACAAAGCAGTACTGGAGGCGCCTCTGGCGGGATTTTGATTCATGTCCCTCACCTACACGGCGCCGCCGACGCTGGCGCGGTTATGCAGCATAGCATGTCAATAGAATATACGGCTCCTCCAACACTATCTAAGTTCATGAGGTCAAACGCCTTTTTCCGACTTGCGGCTGGGCCGGTCGGCAGTGGAAAGACGACCGCATGCATCATTG